TACAGTCTGCGGTAGACACAGGGTTTGCTGACGCAAGTACTCAAATGACACAGGGCTTTTCAGACGCTGGTAGTAGGTTTGACAGTCTTGATACAAACGTGGGTGGGGTACAGTCTGCGGTTGATGCTGGATTTGATAGCGCAAATACATCCCTTAATAATCTTGGTGCTGATCTTAATACAGCACAGACAACTATTACAGGCAACCAAGGTACGCTGCAAGATAGTGTTAATACTATGTCTGGTAATCAGGACGCATATGCTTCGTCTTCACTCGAAAACCAAGCAGCGCTACAGTCTGGTCAGGATACATTCTCATCTAACTTTGATAGCTTTGTAGATAGGTATGGACAGGATACTGAATTGGCTACATCAGCACGGTCTGATCTTGCTACCGCACAGGCAAATCAAACTGACCGTCTACGAGAAGACCTTGGTGAATATGCACAAGCAACTGCGACAGGTCAGGGCAATATAGCTCAGACTATTGGTACTTTAGGTACAGGCATTGACGCTGGGTTTAAAAACGTAGGGGCTGCTATTGGTACAGGCTTCTCAGACGCTTCTCTTGCAGATCAGACAGCATCAGAAAATCTTTCAACTAGACTTGGTAATGTTCGAGATTTGATACAAACTTCTAGTGATACGCTTGAGGCAAGTACACAAGATCAGTATATTAAGCTAGCTAATTCATTCGATGAAAATGGTCAGTTGATTGCGAACTCTATCGATGAGCAAGGTAACACTATCTCTCGTTCTATGGACGATCAAGGTGTCATTATGGAGCGCAAGATTGACGCTAATGGCAAAGAATTAAGTGCTGTTTCTATGGACGTAGAGACTATGCTGGGTAACGCCGAAGCATACGAGCAATCCCTGATGGGTCAACTTGATCGGCGCTTTGACTCCGCAGAGACTAGTACTGGAGTGCAATTACAAGCTATTGCTAGAGGCTTTACTCAACAAGATAAGAAGCTGGATAGCCAGACCCGTGACCTAGCAGGTCTAGCCGCTGAACAGACGGACCTTGATTCTAATATGAGAAATGAGTTTAGGCAGCTTGGTCAAGCATTTGATGATCAGGGTAACCTAATTCAAAATTCTGTGATGGAGAATGGTACTACGGTATCACGCGCCATAGATGATAGCGGTAATTTAATGCTGCGTTCTTTTGATGCCCAAGGAAATCGTATGGGCGATCAGGTTATGAATATCAACAGAAGTCTTAATAATTTAGCGCAACTAAGCACTATTCAAGGGGGTAATACATCAATGGGTAATTTAAGTCCGGCGATGTCCAACGCAGCACCAAGTACTGGTTTTGCCTCCCCCTACGCAACAACGAGGTAACAACATGCATCCAACAAAGGTATCCCCAGATTGTGTAGAGCTTGTTAAAAAGTTTGAAGGTCTACATAAACTGAAGGATGATGGTCTAGTCCATTCGTATAGATGTCCGGCAAATAAGTGGACACTGGGTTACGGAGCCACCAAGGGCATTCGCTCTGGTATGCGCTGTACGATAGAAGAAGCTGAACAGCGTTTAATCACAGACCTTGATGAACACGGTAAGATTGTTAAACGGCTAGTAAATGTACCTTTGACCCAAGGCCAATATGATGCTCTAGTGTCATTCGTATTCAACTTAGGTGGTGGTGCGTTCAAATCATCAACTTTGCTTAAGCGCCTGAACTCTGGAAATTATGATGATTGCCCAGAGCAAATCATGCGGTGGAACAAGGCCCGTGTAGACGGTAAGTTACAGCCCTTGCGTGGGTTAACTCGACGCCGTGCTGCCGAAGCCGCAGTCTTTAGTCGTGATGCACAGCTACCTTCTGATGAAGGTGGCCCAGAGATGCCTCAGAAGCCTTTGGCTGAAGCACCTAAGTCTTTGGCAAAGTCTAAAACAATGGCTGGTGCTGGTATCGCAGGTGCTGCAACAGGCTTAAATGAAGTCGCTGGGCAGATACAGGGGCTTGTAGCCTACGCGCCCATGCTCAAGACAGTATTTTTACTATGTGCCATTGGCGGCATAGCTCTAGCGGCCTACGCCCGTTGGAAGGACAATAAGGAAGGCATTCACTAGATCATGGAAAACTTGAAGATACCCCTAACATTGGTTTTTGCTATGGTTATTCAGTTAGCTGGGGGCATCTGGTGGGTTAGCCAACAGGCCACAACCATATCAGGTCTTGAAGAAACCGTAAGTACGCTAGGGTCACGCATGGCCTTAGAGGATACAATCAACACAAAACGTGATGTTAAAGAGAACCAAAACGAACTTAGTCGTGTGCAAGAAGACTTAGATGATGTTTGGACTGATATGTCGTGTGCAAGAAGACTTAGATGATGTTTGGACTGATATGTCTGCAATGACAAAAGCTATATCTGAAATCAATAACATCAAACAGCGCATAGCAATACTTGAGAACGAGCTAAAGTATATCGCTCGAAATGCAAATGCTGGTGCGAAATAATGTTTATCTTCGGCAAGATCAAACTCTACCTTATCGCTGGTTTAGCTCTATTGCTTCCTATTCTCTACGTCTTAGGGCGCAAGGATGGTAAGAAGATAGAAAAAGGTAAAGTTCTTGCCGACGAATTACAGGCCCAGAAACGGTCTTCAGATTTTTACAAAACGATGGCAAAGCATGAAGAAGATACTTCTGTTAATAGCCGGGATGGCCTTATTAAACGGCTGCGCCGAGACGGTCTATAGGACTAAGCTAGAAGTCTACTGCCCCCCGCTAAAACAGTATTCCCAAGAATTCAACGAAGAACTGTCGGTAGAGCTAGAGGTTCTACAGGATGGGTATACGGCCATTCCAATGGTTGTTTCTGACTATGTGAAACTACGGGATGAAGTGAAGGCCTGTCAGAAGGAAAGAGATAAAAATGGCGATTAATGTAACTTCACCCGGAGGTCTAACTGGTGGCCGTAAATTTATGGGTCAGCAGTATAGTGACAGACGTGTAGGAAGCAGTGATGTAGTGCTAGAAGCACAGAAGATACTGGATGATCCTACTAGCTACGCTGCCAATCAAGGTATGTTGGTAGGTCAGCAAGTACCTTTTATGGATTCCAATGCTGGTGGAACTCAAGGCACTCAGGTAAACTACGGAAGTACAAATCAATTTAATACTACTGCAGCTACGGGTACTACGGCAGCCGGGGCTAATCTTATGCCCGAGGCTCCTACAGCCCAGACAGGATACAACTCCGCTTCAGTAACCAACGCTATTAATGAAACAGGCACAAGTGCTAATGCATCCACAGCTACAGCATCATCAGGGTCGTTAGTCGATGTAGACGAAACGCAGATGTCCCTCGAGGGTGATGCTGCAACTGACAGTCTAAATGATGTAGCGATGTACAACACATCAAATGTATTAGACACAAGCACTATTGCAGGTAAATTAGTTGCCCGTGATTTAGGTGAATTTGGATTTGTTGATAGTAAGAGGACAGTTGTAGGTCAGCTAGACCTTCTACAGAAACACTTCGTAGATCCTAACACAGGCGAATACAAGATCCCCGGGTTTATGGCTGATATGGCCAACTCCATTAAGGGATCTTTGAATATTAAAAATGCAGACTCTCAGCAGATCACAGCCAAGCTGGCTACTGCGATGATGTCTAACCTCGTAGGCATTGCTGACAAAGAAGCCAATATCATGAACGGTATTGCTTCTGAGAATATGACTGCCAAGAATGCCCAGTTTATGCAGAAGGCTCGTATCCTTTCGCAGCTCAAGATAGCAAACGCAGATGCAAAGACACAGGCACTTACATATAACGCTACTGTTGTTAAGAACCTAGACTTAGCTAATTTAGCTAACCAACAGCAAGCTGGTATGCTTAATGCGTCCCAAAGGTATTTAGCTTTATTTGAGGATGCCAAGGAAACTAACTTAGGTAAGCGATTTGATATTACAAATGAGCTAGACCGTGAACAGTGGTACACAACAATGTCTACCAACACTGGGCTTGCCATTGCTCAGATGAAAGATGCATTTGAGAAGTTTAACTTAGGCGAAGTCAACGCAACAGCACGGGCAAATCAGGCCGCTGAGATGCGTATGTTTGAATTTGAGAAGACACACCAACATCAGATTGATCAGGATAATGTTGCTTGGCGCAGACAAGTAATGAATACTAACACACAGATGGCATTTTCCGCCGCACAGATGGATGCCAAGACTATACTCGG